GGGCGACTTCATCGAGCGGATTGATCCCACTGCGTTTGCCATCGTCGCGGAGCGCCGCGGTCGCAAAAAGCCGCTGGAAACGCGGGCTTTGTGGAATCACGACCCGAACTTTCCGCTAGCCCGGTATCCGGGCACGCTCAAGCTGACCGTTGACGATCGTGGCCTGCGGTATTCGTTCCCCGTGCCCGACACTTCCTACGGGCGGGACCTTGCCAGCAACATCCGAGCCGGCATCGTGCGCGGATCGTCGTTCGGGTTCAAGATCGCGAAGGGCGGAGAATCGTGGTCGAGCGAGAACGGCCGTAGCATCCGCACTGTGACTGCGATTGAAGATCTGCTTGACGTCTCGCCTACCACGTTCCCAGCCTACCCGGAGTCTGACGTGGCGGTTGCTCGCCGTTCGTTTCACGCGTTTCGCACGACGGCCGCGGCGCCGCGTCCGCGTCGGTCTGTGGCACTGAGGGCTTGGATGCGTGGCCGCAAAATCGGGTGAGTGCTGCAGGCGATGCCGTGCCGGCCGATATTTCACGGCATCGTCGGTGCGATGCGGCGACACACAGGTTCGCTATCTGCGTTGCGAGTGCTGCGGCGACACGGCGAAACAAGTCGTGCCGGCAAGCAGCGTTCGGAATGGCGGCGACCGCAGATCGTCGCGAGCACAATAAAAAACACTCGGCCGCATATTGGCAGGGTGTGGGCGGTGGCCCGTAGTGTGAACGTCGCACGGCGCGTGACGCGCCGGCACTTGCCGCACCAAGGAGCCAACCGTGGCCGCAACCGCACAACTCAAGGCGCTCGCCGAGCAACTGACCCAGCTTGTTGCCGAGATGGAGGCAATGGAGGAGTCGGTGCCAGAGGGCGAAGTCATGTCCGAAGAGGACTCGGTTCGCCTTGCGGATTTGGACGACAAGGCGACGAAGGTTCGCAGCAGGATCGAATTTTTTGAGAAGCGGCTGGCGAAGGAAGGTGAGCTTCGCGCCGTTCTCAACCGTTGCGCCCCGGCAGTCGCTGCCGGCACCGACAAGCTCAAGTCCGCGACCGGAACCGACGAGCAGGAGTCCCGAGCGATGGGAGCCAAGACCGACTCGATCGAGTGGGCCCGGCCCAAGGCATACGGATCGCTGCGGGCGTTCAAGGGGCCGGACGCCGAGCAGAGAGCGCTGCGGGCCGGCATGCACATTCGCGGCTATATCCTAGGCGACACGGCTGCGAGGCAGTGGTGCATTGCGAACAACGTCGGGCAGGAGATGCGCGCCCAGTCGTCCAGCATCAATGACGCCGGTGGCGTGCTTGTCACGCCCGAGTTCAGCAACGAAGTTATTCGTCTGGTCGAAGAGTACGGCGTGATTCCGACCGCGTTCAAGCGGACGCCGATGGGCAGCGAGTCGCTGTTCGTGCGGCGGCGGATTTCTGGCTTGACTGCCCGCCCCCTCGGCGAGTCGCAGGCTCCGTCGAGTAGCGATATCAAGTACAACTCGGTCGAACTGACCGCGAAGGCGTGGGGCCACGGGAATGTGACGCCGAACTCGTTGATCGAGGACAGCCCGATTTCGATGGCCGACGAACTCGCCATCGAATCGAGTCTTGCGTTCGCCAAGGCTTTCGATGAAGCGGGTTTCATCGGTGACGGCACTTCGACCTATAACGGCGTCGAGGGCATCACGATCAAGATCGTCAGGAGCGACTACAGCAAGTCGGTCGTGACTGCGGCCACCGGGCACAACACGTTCGGCACGCTCGACATCCCTGACTTCGTTTCTGTCGTGTCGCGACTGCCGCAGTACGTTCGCCAGCCGAAGTGGTACATCAGCCCGGCCGGCTACGGAACCGCGATGCTGCGGCTCATGGTCTTGGCCGGCGGCAACGCCAAGGCCGACATCGCGGGCGGTTTCCCTGACCAGTTCATGGGCTACCCGGTCGTGAAGGCGCTGCCGATGGTCAGCGATCTGACTGGCACGGGCGGAAAGGTACTCGCCCTGTTCGGCGATCTCACGCTGTCTTCGACGTTTGGTGAGCGTCGGTCGGTTTCTCTCAAGACCGACACAAGCCGGTATGTCGAACTCGATCAGACCTACACGTTCGCCACGACTCGAGTGGCGATTGTCACCCACGACCTCGGTTCAACGACTGAGGCCGGCCCGGTTATTGCCCTCAAGGCGGCGGCCTGACCCCAACTTGAACTGACCCAGGAGAGCAGCCCGTGAACTTCGTCGAAGCATCGAAGACTGTTGCCTCGCTGTCGGATGACCTTGCCTCCTCCGGCACTCATGCGATGGTGGTGGACACGCTCGGTTTCTCGCACTTGTCCATGGATGTGTGCTTTGAGGCCGTTGCGGCTGCCGGCACGTCGTCCACCGTTGCGCTGGTGTGCAAGCTCCAGTCGTCTGACACGACGACCGCGGGCGACTACGTTGACTTGACCGCAACGGTCGGCGGCGGCACCGGTGGTTTCACCATTCCGACGCCTGGCAGCACGACCAGCGACGTCGTGGTGCGGTTCGACCTCGATCTTCGCAACGCGAAGCGATACGTTCGCACGCAGGTCACGCCCCGAACGGCAGGCGGCGTTTATTCCGTTGCTCGCCTGTCGAGCAAGGAAGATGCCAACCCGTACGACGCCTCGACAAAGGGCGTTGCCGTTGCCGTGTCCACCCTCGGATTCAACTGACTCGCCGCCGCCGGGACTTGACATATCCTCCATGTTGAGTCCACGCGGGCGGGGCCGAGCCCACGGCCCCGCCCGCTTTTCATTTTCACGGTCACGGAGGAACCTCATGCTGGTAAATATTGGCGGACAGGGTGGAACGACGGCAGACATCCGCGTAGTCGCGGTCATGTCGATGCCACGGCTGTCGTTCACGGCGAATCACCTTGCGTGGCTCAGGGCACTGATGCCGCTCGGCATCGAGCCGCAGATTTACACCGGGGCTTTCTGGGACCAATGCCTGTCCCGTGGTTTCGCCTCAGCGATCAAGGGGGCGGAATACATCCTGGCACTGGACTACGACTCGTTCATTCTCCGCGAGGATGTCGAGCAGTTGTTCACGATGGCACTGGCGTTTCAGTGCGACGCGCTCGCTCCGATGCAGACGAAGCGGGAGGACGGGCGACCGATGATTACGCCGCTCGGCACGTTCGAGGGGCCCGACCGCGGCAAGGAAATCGAACTCAATGGCGAGTGGCTGGGGCAGGCGGTGCAGGAAGTCGATGCCGCCCACTTTGGCTGCACGATAATCTCATGCGCCGCGCTCAAGCGGATGCGAAAGCCTTGGCTGCACTCCAAGCCGAACGACGACGGCGACTGGGAGGACGGGCGAATTGATCCCGACATGTGGTTCTGGCAGCAGTGGAGGCGAAGCGGCAACCGCGTCTACATGACGCCGCGAGTCGTGATCGGCCACGGCGAGTACCACATCACGTGGCCGGGGGCCGACCTCAAAACGCCGGTGTATCAGCACTGCACTGACTTCACGACGCACGGTCGCAAGCCCGACAACGTGTGGAAGGTGAAGGCATGAACTACTACATCGGCCGGTATCGGTCACTGATTCGCGTCAGCAACCCGGCTGTCGAGCCGGTCAGCGTTCGTGACTTCAAGATTCAGTGTCGCATCGACACTGAGGACGAAGACGACCTGCTTGTTGTGCTGCTCGGTGCCGCGCGGGAATGGGCGGAGCAGTACACGGCATCGACGTTTATCCACACGCAATGGCAGATGAAGCTCGACGGGTTCCCGGCCGAGATTCGTCTGCCGCGCCCACCGATGGCGATTGCCAACGGCTTCACCGGTGTCTCGATCGTCTACACGCCATCGACGAGCGGCAGCACGACGACGCTTTCGGCTGGTGAGTACCGCATCGACAACTTCTCGCGGCCTGGCACGTTGCGGCCGAACTACGGCCAGTCGTGGCCGGCGTATCTGACCGACGAGAACAGCGTGACGGTGACATGGTGGGCAGGCTACGGTGCTGACGCGACCAAGGTTCCGCATGCGGCACAGATCGGCATGATGATGATTGCAGCTCACTTGTGGAAGTATCGCGAGCAGTCAACGACCGACGCGCTGAAAGAGGTGCCGATGGGTGCCAGAAACATGCTCGACACGGTTCGGTTCCACGAATACGGGTGAGCCATGCCATTCGGAGCCGGCGAATATACCGAGCGCCTGACGGTCAAGCAGCCGGCCAGCACGACCAATGCCGAGACGGGCGAAGTGACGCAGACGTTCTCGCTGTTCAAGAAGGTATGGGCACGGCGCATTGAGTTGTCGGCCCGCGAGTCTGAGCAATACGGGCAGGTGGTCGGCACGGCAACACATCGTTTCGACATCCGCTATCTTTCCGGCTTGAGGCAGGATATGCGGCTGGAGTGGGACGGGCGCACGCTTGACATTGAGCAGATCATTGAGCGCGATCGCAAGAGAGATATGACGATCATCGCCACGGAGGTGACCACGTGAGCTTGGACATCATCGAGTCAGCGATCCCGGTTGTTTACTCGCGGCTGACGGGCAACGCGACGGTAGCTTCGTTCGTCGGGTCGCGGGTGTTTCCCGTGTTTGCCCCGACCGGAACCGACATGCCGTTGGCTGTGGTGCAGATCAGCGGCGTCGATCGCGATCAGGCGTTATCGGGGCCGACAGGCCGTCCGGTCGTGAGCGTCTCGGTGACGCTCTACGCCACGACCTACAACGAGGTGAGCAAGCTGTCCCGTGCGGTGCGGCGAGCCCTGGACGGTTATACCGGCACCACGGCAGGTGCGACGGTGCAACGCACGACGATGACGAGTCAGTCGGATGGCTTTGAGCCGCCTGGTGATGGCGAGACTATGCCATCGGCATACACCGTCTCGCAGGGCTACGACCTGCGGCTCGTGGAAACAATCTGATGCCCGCATTTGCCGCATCAAAGAAGGATCACTCGTCGGGCATCAAGCTCGCCTCCACCGACATTTCTGCGCTGCGAAAGGCGTTCCGCGACATCCACCCGAAGGTTGCTGCGATC